TATCCCTGACGTAGTAAAGCCAGGACAGCTTAGGGGCATCTCTCGTGTAGAAGCTCTCAAGGAAAACTTCGGTCTTGCTCAGGCTTTGGAGAACTATGCAAGCAAGTTCTTCGGTTCTGGCACTCACACCTCTGGAGTGCTAGAGGTTCCTGGCAATCTAACTGCTGAGCAGGCTAAGTCTATGCAGGAGGCCTTTGACTCACGGCACAAGGGCTGGGGCAGGGCACACAAGACCGCAATCATTACAGGCGGCGCTGCTTACAAGCCAACTAACGTGCCAAACGACCAAGCTCAGTTCCTAGACAGTCGCAGAATGGCTGTAGAAGATGTAGCAAGGGCTTTCAACATCCCTCCACACCTTCTCGGGCTCCCAGGCACGAACACCTATGCTTCCGTAGAGCAGAACAACATTGCTTTTGTCACACACACCCTCAGACCTATTGCTCAAAAGCTCGAAGGCGCTCTCACAGGCCTTTTGAGCCAAGAGACGGGCCTAGAGGCAGCTTTCGTCAAATTTAGCCTTGACGGGCTTCTCAGGGCCGACATCAACAGCCGCACTGAGTCTTACGCTCGTGGACTACAGGCTGGTTACTACAAGATAAATGACGTACGCCGTTTCGAAGACCTAGAGCCGATTGACGACCCATCGGCAGACACCGTTAGAGTTCCGCTCGCCAATGTCAACGTGGACGCTTCTGACCTATCCGCAATGGCGCAGAAGGTAGAAATGGCGCAGCGGCTTATTCAGGTCGGCTTTGACCCAGATGATGTTATGGCAAAGCTTGAGCTGCCACCAGTCGAGCACACGGGCAAGGACTCAGTTCAACTACAGGCTGAGGGTCAGTAATGCTGCATAGCGGGCGGGCCTCAATAGGCACAGTAGCAACACCAATAGACGGTGTCTACGAGGGCTACTCGAACTTGACTATTCACAATGACGATAACACCGACACTGTTTACATCGGGGGCTCAAACGTGACAACAAGCAATGGGCTGACCTTGAAAAAAGAGGACACCTTGCAATTTGAGCTAGCCCCTTTGGAGCAGCTATTTGTTATATCGAGCAAAGCTGGCCACACCATCAGTTTTCTAAGGCAGACAATCTAGGAGGTGGGGAATGCCAAAAGGAATGGGATATCCTAAGCCACGCAGAAAGCCTGGTAGGAGAAGGTAAGAATGCCGTATTACATTAGCGATAGCAATCCTGATTGTGGCGGTTGGGCTGTAGAGAAGTCTGATGGTGAAGTTATGGGATGCCACGACTCAAAGCAAGATGCCATTGACCAGATGGTTGCGCTGTCGCTTGCGGAAGAAATGGAACCTGGTGGCGAAAGAGCTGCCCCTGGCACACTAAGAGTCGGCGACTTCGTATCTTGGAATTCTTCAGGTGGTCGTGCTCGGGGACGCATCCTTGATATCGTAGAAGATGGCGTTATCAACGTGCCCGATACAGATTTTGAAATTACTGGGACTCCAACAGACCCAGCGGCACTCATCATAGTTTATGAGGAAGTCACAGGTGGATGGCGTGAAAGCGGCACCAGAGTTGGACACAAGTTTTCCACCCTTACATCTATACAAGCACTAGAGGCTCCAGAGCGAGCACAGCAACCTAGTTACATTGAATATCGTGAGGTCAACCTAGCCCCGCCGAGCTACATGAGAGCAGCAGCTCGCAGGGGCCTCCAATACTACGAGGAGGGTCTCGGGGGCGATGGGTTGGTTGATAGAACAATTCGTGAAGCTCGTGCGATGGCACGGGGTTCTGTCACTGCTGACAAGTGGGTTAGGTTGCGGGCTTGGATTGCTCGTCACTTGGCTGATTTGGACAGTCCCGCCGCCAGACCTGATTCAGATGATTATCCTAGTGCTGGCGTAGTGGCTCACTTGCTTTGGGGCTCAGGCCCATCAAAAAGAGCAGCTCAGCGTGCTTTGAAGTATGCAGAAGGTGTAGTTGCTAGACTAGAAGAGGAAAATGAAGGCCGAGCGAAAGGCGAAGCATTGGCTAAGTTAGAAACTCGTACCACCCCAATTCAGTTTGAGGTGCGTGAGGGTGAGAACGGCATGACCTTTGAGGGCTATGCGGCAGTATTCAATACTCCGTCCGAGCCTCTGCCGTTTATCGAAAGAATTGCACCTGGGGCGTTCAAGCGTTCTATCGAGGCACGCAATGACATCAAGTTGCTTTGGAACCACGACACGGGAACCGTACTCGGTTCTTCTCGTGCTGGCACCCTAAGTTTGACCGAAGACGAGCGTGGTCTCAAGGTGCGTGCAGACCTACCAAACACATCTGCTGGTCGTGATGCAGCAGAGCTGCTCCGCCGAGGAGATGTTGACTCTATGAGCTTTGGCTTCAGTGTGCCAACAGGAGGAGACGAATGGAACTCAGATGGCTCTGAGCGCACTCTTCGTTCTGTTCGGTTGCACGAAGTCTCAATTGTTGCTTTCCCTGCTTACACAAGCACGGCAGGCACCACCTCCGTCAGAGGAATTGACAAGATTGCAGAGAGGGCTGAGGTTGACCCCGATGCTCTTGCCGATGCAATGCTCAAACTAGAAGAGGGCAAGGAATTGTCTGAGGAAGAGGGAAGACTCTTGAATCAGGCAATTTCATCTAATACAATGAAGTCAGAGTCCGAAGAGCCTGCGGGTGACTTGGCTATGCTACAACTCAAAAAGTTGAAGTATTCGTTACTAATGAATGGAAACAAATAATGGCAACTAAAGCAGATATCAAGAAGGCTATTCTTGCTGTTGCTGGCAACCCTGAGTCAGGCCCAATTGCTCAGCTAGCAGACGCAATGGCAGATGCAGTTGTTGGCCTAGATGCACCCGTGCCCTTCAAGCCAAACGCCCGAGACGGCGATGGCGATGGCAAAGTCCAAGACGGCACACCTTTTGAAAGGCCAGCTAAAGAAAACCGTGTAACCAAGCCAGAGGAAAAGCGCTAAGCACTCTGCCAAGAAACGGTTTCCCCCGCAGTCTTATTCTTTCTACTGCGGGGGTTTTCTTTTGTCTGGGAAAGCTCCTGTAAAATTTACATATCGGATGTGAGTCAGCTCTGCCGTGTTCAGTTAGCGTCAACGCAACTGGTAATTGTAAAACAACTATTAGGAGACTATTCAATGTCTGAGTTCATCAAGACTCAGCAGGAAGTCCGTGCAAACCTCACTGAGCAGATTCGTGACGTAATCGAATCAGCAGAAGCCGAGGGACGTGGACTAGACGCTGCTGAGCTAGAGAAGGTTGACCGCATTGAGGCCGACATCCGTCGTGCTGATGAGGCAATCGCTGTTGCTCAGCGTAACGAAGAGCGTGCAGTAGAGGCATCCGCCGCTGCTAAGGGCTTTGTTGTAGCTGAGACACCACAGGAGCGTTCTGCTTCTGACATCCTGCGTGAAATCGCATCTACTCGTGGGTCACACACCTTCGAGCGCCGTACTCTAGTTCCATCCACCGACACTGTTCCAAAGAGCTTCTTTGACCAGGTATTTGACGTTGCACGTCTAGTCGGCCCGATGCTAGATGTTGGTCAGAGAATCAACACCGCTTCAGGTGAAGATATCACCATGCCAACTCTGACGGCTTACAGCACCGCAACCCTAAAGGCTGCTGGTTCTGCTATCGCCGAGTCCGAGCCAACCTACTCAAGCATCACTCTTGGTGCCTACAAGTACGGTCTGCTCATCCCAGTTGCAAACGAGCTCATTGCCGACGCTGGCTTCGACATCTCCTCTCACCTTGCTGAGCAGGCAGGTAACGGACTAGGCTTCGCAGTCAACGCAGCACTCACCACTGGTACTGGTTCAAACCAGCCAAACGGTGTTGTAACCGCTGCTGGCTCGGGCACCGTAGGCGGCACGGGGGTCTCAGGTGGCTTCACCGCTGACAACCTAATTGACTTGCAATACACCCTAGACGGCGCAGCTCGCCGCCTCCCAGGTGTCGCATACATGGCTGCTGGTGCAACCATTGGTGCAATGCGCAAGCTCAAGGACGATGCAGGCAACTACCTATACCAGGTAAACGTTGGACAGCCAGACAGCTTTGCTGGCTACAGCGTT